TTTTTTTTACCTGGTCAGGGCATCCAGGTCCTTCTTCTACCCCTGAGGCTTCACCCCGTGGCTGAAGACGGTGATGCCATCGGGGCAGTTGGGGGACACGTAACGCAGCCTCTGACACCTGCCATGCAGCCCGTGTGCCACGCAGAGGCACGCCCAAATGGGCCCCGCACCCGTCATGACCACTTCGCACGCCTCATCGCCCGGGCGCCACTGGGCGAACCCATCCGTGGCTGCCCTGGTGAGACGGTCCGCCGTCTCCTGGGTAGGCGGTAAGTTCAACTTCCCATCCGGGCCAGGCTTGAAGCCTGCCAGCCCCGCAACCTCCCCGAACTCCAGCACATAGGTTTTCATCCTCTTGCTCCTTTCCCTCTTGCCAGCGGCGTAGCGGTGGAGAAACACCCTCCTCCGCATACGCCGCTTCCAGTTGGTCTGCCGGCTCACTACTGCCTCCTACTTCAGGTGCCCGCCGTAGTTCCCCTCCAGGCCCCTCAGGACGGCCAGGCTCCCAGGGTCGCGGACACACAGTGCCATAGCGGGGGAGTGAAGCATGCCGTTCTCATCGGACTCGGACTCGAAGACCCCCACCACGTACACCAGGGCCCGCTCCATCTCCTCCCCTTCGCTGTCTGGGAAAGTGATCTTCCCAGCGAAGTGGATAGCGGAGATCTTCTCGGGGCGTACCAGCCAGAGGTACTCCCGTTCCTCGTCAATGTCGAAAACCAACAGCGGAATCATGGCTACGCTCCTTTCTGGATGGGAGACCCATCCTGGTTAACGCGCGTGGGCTCCTGACGGAACCTGACACCTTTCGCGTACTTCCTGGCATTCGTGATCCCGCAGCCCAGAAGCAGCTCCCAGAGATCCGGGGTGGAGAAATACTCCATCACCTTCTCCAGGATTTTCCTCTCGGTGTGGTCCCAGGTCATCTCCCGGACGAAGACGCTCCCCAGAACAGCCCTGATGGCCGCCCGCTGCTCCGTAGTGGCGTAGAAGAGCCTGGTTGCGCTCCCGCCGTAGTCGAAGATCACTTCGGGATGGAGGTAGGGAATACACCCCTCCTCCTTCAGCTTGTCACCCAGCACCAGGATGTCGGTGGGTGATACGTCCTTCAGGAGTACCCCCCTCTCCTTCTTGGGCTCCTTGACGGTCTTGTATCGCCCCCTGCAAATCCTGGTCCCCACCCGCCTGGTGCCGATGAGACTGATCGTCTCATTGCAGCGGAGCCTGGTGATGGAGGGGTAGTCCCTTCCACGGAAGTACCGCCGCTGCGTCCCGCACCTCATGCACTTCGCTGTGTGCCACGCCATGTTACACTCTCCTTCTCGATGCTGGGCCCCCACCACCGCGGCAGGGGCTCCAGAGTCATTATCCACACTAGGTCTGGGAAGTCAACCCCGCAAAAGAAAAAAGAGGGGAGAGGCCCTGGAGCCCCTCCCCTCTCCCCCTGGCCGGGTTAGATGGTCACTTCGACCTGCTTGCTGCCCTTGGCCGCCATCCTGGCGTTGAAGTCCGTGGCCTGGGCCTGAATGGCCTGGCGGAGCATGCCGAGCAACTCGTCCACACTCTCGGTGTCGTCGAAGACCCGGGCGGTCTCCAGGAACGCCTTGTAGTTCTCCTGGGCGGCCCGCAAGATCCCGCGCTCGTTGTTGTCGTTGGCGGCACGGGCGGCTGCCAGCGCCTTGTCCGTGGCTTCCCCGTTCTCGTGCAGCTCCTTCTCGATCTCCACCAGCCGGGCGGCGGCATCCTGGACGCGCTTGAAGATGCTCAACCGCAACTCCACGATGGCATCGGCCAGCTCGGCCCGGGCGCGGCGGCGGATGACCTCCTGGTCCTGCGGGTGGACGCGGAGGAGAGAGATGCCCCAGCGGTGGTGCGGGGAGGCGTTCTTGGCCCTCAGGAGCCGGGAGAGCACGCGACGGAAGCGGATGCTCTTCGCCTCCGGCTCCCTCACCACCCAGATGGAATACTGCTCGCGGCAGGCGATGCCCCACAGCTCGCCGCTGGGGTTCTGCACGGAGTAGCCATTCTCGGTGCGGGCGGCGGTGGGGATGTCGTACTGGAGCCGCCAGAGGGGCACGTCGCTGGCCTTCAGGAGGCGCTGGGCGGCCCGGATGCGCGCCTCAGCCACGTCGCGGGGGAGGGTCCCCAGCGGGAGGCGGCTGGCGATGACCTGGATGGAGCGGACACCGGCTTGCTCGGTGAGGGCGGCCACGTCCACCAGCTCCTGCACAGGGGTCGGCTCCGGGGTGGGTGCCGGCACGGGGGTAGACTCCATGACGCTCTCCTGCACGGGCACCTCGGTCTGGTTGACCGTCGCGGCCGGGGCCGGCTGGGAGATCACGGAGACCTCCTCGGTGGCGTCCAGCTCGTTGCTCTCCGGCTCCTCCTGCGGGAGCTGGTCGAGCAGCTTCTGGCAGTCGTTGCAGCCCTTGGTGCCCTTCTGGAACATCCCCTGGAGGGCGAGGAGCTGCCCGCGGACATCGCTCCCACCCACCAGGCGGGAGTAGATCTTGCGGAGACCCTCCAGGCGGGAGTCGGTCTTCGGCAGGGCCTTGCCGATGCTGGTGACCAGGGTGATGACGGTGTTGCGGTCGGTCTGCTTGGTGGTGCTCATAGTACACTCTCCTTTTTCCTCTCTTCTTCAGAGGGCCCTTTGCCCCCTGGGTATAGATAATACCACGGCGGGGAAGCGGATTTTCAGAAAAATCTTCGACACCACGTTCTTATACTGCAAGATGATAGCTGGTAAGGAGTTACGTCACTATTTATTTTCCATTCCCCGCCTGATAAACCACTCGTTCTCCATCCAGGTGTACTGTAGCCAGGCTTGTGTCACGCTCCTTTTCGTGCCGTCCTCTCGAAACTCCACCTTCTGGTGACAGGTGCCGCAGAGCATCACGATGAGGTCGTTCCTCTGCCCACGTAGGATCTCCAGCGAGTAATCCAGATGATGTGCCTCCTCCCCTCTCTCTCCACAGAGGCGGCATTTTCCCCCATCTCTTCTCCAAACGGCCATCCGGATAGACCACCAGAGTTCGCTGGCCAGGTAATCTCCATAACTGTCAAAACCAAGCGTCCAGAGGAGTTGATTTCTCTGCCAGTATTCAGTCATTAGCGCGCACTCTCCATTCTGTCCTTCAGCCTGTTCAGGAGTCCGGATACCTGTAGCGCCTGCACAGTTCCAGACGGCTCACTGACTGAATGAGCCATTCTTCTGCACGGGCGGCACAGAGTAGTCCCTTTTGGAGCCGGATGGCCACATACACTGCAACGGTTTTTCTGCTGCCATGATGGCAACTCTTTCTTCTTCACCTTGCCCTGCAACTCGGCATAACGACGCCGAGAATCCTCCAGGCTCCTCTTACTCTTCCCGTCGAACTCCACCTTGTGATGGCAACCATTACAGAGGGGCACGATGTAGTCTAGCCTCAACCCAAGAAGGGTATCCTTGTCATAGTCCAGATGGTGCGCCTGGTTAGCCCTCTCCCCACAGAGACGACACTTTCTGCACCTATGGAAGACAGCCTTGCGAATACTTCGCCACAGCTCTGAGTCCAGGTAATCTCTATAAGTCTCATACCCAAGAGACTTTAGGATTACGTTCCTCTGGTGATAGTTCTTCACCACCAGGGCGTTCTCTGGCTGTCTCATTACCCTTTTCATCACCTAAACTCCTCCCTTATTTAGTGTTTTACCAAAACCCACCTTTACTGGCAGGGGATACCCATGAGAAGGAGAACACTGCTCTCCAATGGGTAAACCCTACCAGCTCCTGAACTGAGCTGAAGACCTGTCGAAGCCCCCTTACTAGAACCAGCCAGAGATTGCCTTCAAGGCTGGTCTACCTTATGGGGAACTTCTACCACCAGACATCCTTGCTGGTGGCCCTGAGAGTCAGGGACTGAGGTGGAATAGCCCCTACAGGGTCCGTATCCCCTCCACCTCGCCAGACCGGGCCGCAGGGTGGGTTGCCTTCGGTTAGGCGCGGGCACCGGAGAAGTCCAGGTCTTCGCAGGAGTGACCACCCCCTGCACCGTCACTACTCAGTCACAAACCGAGGTCATGTAAACGCGAGGCGCATTTTATATGCGCTTCCCCTTGAAGTCCAGGGGAAGTTATCTATGATGAAAAGTGCGGAACCTGCCTACCGAAGGGGTTAACATGCCACCACTTGCAAACATTGCCGAGAAGAGAGAAAGAAAGAACCGCCGCTACCCCTGGGAGCGCTGGTTCAATCAGGCGGAGTTCGTCCTCGTGCGGGGGAGGGACTTCGACTGCCGCACAGACACCATGATCCAGATGCTGCGCAACCGGGCTGGGAGCATGAGATCTCGCACGGGCAACACCACCTATGCGTGGAAGGTGCGCCTGTCCATCTCGGTCCTCGATGAAGGACGCATCCTGAGGGTGAGGGTCCGGGAAAGGATACGTGCCTGATGCCAGAAATGTACTTCCTCGGCCTCGATCCTGGCGTCAACGGTGGCATTGCCATCCTGCGCCACGGGAGGGAGCAAACGCCCAGGTGGACGAACTTCAGGAGTGTGGTCCTTTTTTCCATGCCTGAGGTTTCTGAGGACATCTGGAACATCCTGGAGAGGGAATTACCACCAAAAGAGGAGAGGGCCTCGAAGGTGGTGGCTGCCCTGGAGAAGGTGGGCGGCTACGTGGGGCATGAGCAGCCCGCCTCCAGGGCCTTCACGTTCGGCGCCTCATACGGTGAGCTGAGGGCCTTCCTCATCGCGGGTGCCATCCCGCGGTGGGAGCCCACCCCCCAGAGGTGGCAACGGAAACTGGGCATACCAGGCAAGAAGAAAAATGAGACAAAGGTGCAGTGGAAAAATAGATTGCGGGGCGAGGCCCTCAAGCTATTTCCAGGAGAGAAGATCACCCTCAAGACGGCGGATGCCCTCCTCCTGGCGGTCTACGCCCAGCAGCTCTGCACAGGGAGTGGTTCCTACCTCTTTCCCCCGGGGAGAGAGGGAGAGGGGTAGAAATTTTGGCTATTCGGAATTGAGTGTGGGAACACTCTCTTAGACACATGGAACTCAAATCGGAAACTGGTGTAGAAAACCGCACCGAGGAAGTAGGTCATCGTGTGGATACATCTGCCTTCAACGTGCTGTCCCTCTGCTCCGGAGTCGGGGGACTCGAACTCGGCGTCAAGCTGGCGGTCCCAACTGCTCGCACAGTCTGCTTCGTTGAGAGGGAAGCCTACTGCTGCGAAGTCTTGGCTGAGAGGATGGAAGACGGCTGCTTGGATGAAGCCCCTATTTGAACGGATTTACGAACCTTCGACGGCAAGCCGTGGCGTGGGGTCGTGGATTGCGTCACTGGCGGCTACCCGTGCCAGCCGTTCTCCGCCGCAGGGAAGCGGAAGGGCGACAGGGACGAACGGCACCTGTGGCCCGAAGTCGCCCGCATCGTCCGAGAAGTCGGCCCCGAGTGGTGCTTCTTCGAGAACGTCAGCAACCACCTACGAATGGGCTTCGAGGAAGTCCACGACGACCTTCAGGGATTGGGTTATCGAGTTGCGGCAGGTCTGTTTACAGCGGAAGAAGTCGGCGCTCCACATCAACGGGAGCGACTATTCATCGTCGCAAGAAGGCTCTCTGTTACCGACAAGTCATCCGTGGGCGAGGCCGCTGGTTGGAGAGGAACAAGCACTTCAGTATTGGCCGACGCCGAACGCGCTCGGAGGACGCGGGTACATCACTGGGGCCAAGGCGGACACATGGAGGCCGAACCTGCAATCGGCGGTCTACGGGTATCGCCCGGTGCTTCACAAGAAGACGCCTTCCCACCCGGACCAAGTGACCTCGCTCAATGGGATGCCATCATCTCCTTACGGCCAGAACTCGCCCCTGCGATTGAACCCGACATTTGTGGAGTGGCTGATGGGGTGGCCGATTGGGTGGACCGCCTGCGGGCGTGCGGCAACGGAGTCGTACCGGCAGTGGCGGCACTCGCATGGCGGACCCTCGTTGGCGGCTTGAGTGAGGCGGCATTCCACACGGAAGCCGCTCCAGCAGAGATTAGGTAAATGGACCGTTTCCAACACTCGATTCCGAATAGCCGAAATTTTCTTCCTCCTCTTGTCTTCTACAGCCCAGTATGTATAATGCCTTGCAGGTGGGGGCGTCCCCGCCGAGTTCAGGAGTCCAGAGAGAAAGGACGGAGACATGCGCAGCCCGCAGTACGAGCAGATCCTCACGCGCGAGGGGGTGGCCTGGGAGTACCTGGAGAGGGTCTTGTTTGAGGAAATCAACCTCATCAAGTCCCTCAGCATGCAGTCCAGGACGGAGCAGCAGTTGCTGGAGCACAGGATCGCGGAGTACCGGGTCCGTTACCGGCGGGGCGAGAAGGCGCCCCCTTTTCTGCTGACCAAACAGGGTAAGAGCATGTGGTGGATGCTTGACGGCATCCAGCGGTACTACGCCTGCCAGAGGGAAGGCATCCTGGAGCATGATGCCTACTGGGTGAAGAGCGAGGATGAACTCGTCCTCTCCCGCATCGCCTGGTGTTGGAACAACTGGATTCACGGTGAGCGGCTCACCTACGCGGAGTCTCTCGGCCACGCGGTGTCCGCCCACAGGATGCTGAAGGTCAAGTTCAAGGAAGCGGCGGACACCTACGGCATCTCCATCAGCGCCCTCACCAAGGAGGTGCGCTATTTGGAGATGAAAGAGCTGTGCCTGGCCGCCGGTGTCAAACTGCCATCCTGTGAGGTTCTGCACGCCCTGAGCGTCCTGAGGGAGTTGGGGTTGGACCTCTTCATGAACAGTGTGAGGCTCATGGTGGAGATCGGTGGCACCGTTAGGGATGCCATCGAGCTGGTGAAGCAGGTCAAGGAGGCAACCTCCGCCGAGGGGAAGCTGAGGGCTATCGAAGCGTTCGCTGCGTCGGATCTGGCCGTCCAGAGGAGAGCACTCACCAGGGGAGGGTGCCGACCGCAGCGTTACGTCCTGGCCAGGGACAAGCTGGACCGGCTCATCAGGGCGATGGAACGCATCCTCGACGCCAACGACGCCCAGGCCCTGCGCCTCTCGATACAGACGGCGCAGACGGAGCAGCGCGAGCGCGTGAGGAAGGTCTGCTCTCGCCTCATCGTCATGCACGGGCTGGGGGCCCTCCCCTGGATGGGGGAAGAGGAGGTGAGCTAATGACCTCTCTGAGAAGTAGGGTCCTGGAGGCGGTCCTCTTCCTCGGGGAGTGCTCTATCCCCCAGGTCCTGGTGAAGGTGGCCGGCTCCATCTCGGCCTCCAACGCCGCCCAGGCACTGCACCGGCGGCATCGCGCCAGGAGGATCGCGAACAAGAAGAGGGGGTACAAGACGTGGGGGCAGAACACGGTGGACCCCCTTCTGTCCGCCAAGCGCTCCCTGGTGTCCGAGGCCCTGCGTAGGCTGGCCAAGGACGGCCAACTGCGTCATGTGAGGAAAGGGGTCTACGCCCCACCCCTCCTGAAGATCGCGGAGGTGGAGGCCGCGGAGACTGCCTAGAAGGAAAAGTGGCCTTGACTCCCCCACCTCTACTGTATATAACTAGGCGGAGGTGAGGGGGGTCTTTTTCCTGGAGGAGGTGTACTATGGAAGCGTGGCGAAGGTGCTGGAGGGAAGGTTTCGAGCCCCTGCTTTCGGTGGCGGGGCTGGAGGCGTTGCGGAAGGCACTCCTGAAGGACGACCCGCGGTTGCAGCAGGGGGCCACTACCACGCCCCCGCCCCTGAAGTGCATGGAGGACTGGCCGGTGGAGGCCGCCTGCGGGATCGCCTATGCCGGCTGGCAGGGCGACGGCCTGGAGACGGTGGGGGAGGTGGAGGAGTTCTTCGCCCGCATGTGCTTCGAGATCGACCAGCGCCTGGGCGAGCCGGCGGGCTGCCGCTGGTTCCTCAACTGGTTCGACGAGACGCCGCGCGAGGAGATGAGGAGGCAGCTCCTCGCAGAAGTGAACCGCGCCCTGGCCCTGCGGAGGCGGAAGGACGCCCAGGATGGAGAGGGCGAGAGCCTCATCGAGAGGGACCTCCTGCGGGAGCTGGGAGGTGAGGGATAGCCATGAAAGAGGAAACCAGAGAAGAGCGCATTCTCCGCTGGCTGCGTACCACTGGCCTGCTGCCTCCCGAGGAGAGAGGTTTCGTGCCGCGGGCTGAGATCTCCCCTCCTACCAAGGAGGAAATGGAGCAGCTAAAAGCGAGGCTGGCAGCGGAAGAGAAGGCAAGGAAGGAAGCGGAGGCACTAAAACCCGCAGTCCAGAAGAAAGGAGAGGACGACTACCAACCTCGGCACCCTACCTGGGGGGTGGCCAGCATCACGAAGGGGGACGCTGGCCCTGGATGGGACAATGTAGTGAGGGCCTACGAGGAGGATAGATAGCCATGCCGACCCGCTTCGCGCTGCACGTCAGTAAGTGGAAGGACTGCAAGGAGTGCGAGCTGCATGAGGGGCGCTCCCGGGTGGTCCTCGCTCGGGGAGAGGTGCCCTGCGACATCGCCTTCGTTGGCGAGGCCCCAGGAGAGAGTGAAGATACTATTGGTGCGCCATTTGTTGGCCCCGCTGGTGGTCTCCTCGATGAGATTATCAGGAATAGCGTCCCTTCCTCCCTGAGCTGCGCCTTCTCTAACCTCGTCTGCTGCATTCCCCGCGGGTATGATGGCAGAAAGGTGAAGCCTCCAGAGGTAACCTGCATCAAAGCGTGTTCCCCTCGACTTCAGGAGTTCCTGGAGATTGCCAACCCTCGCCTCATTGTGTGCGTAGGGGCACTGGCGAAGTCCTGGCTCGACCCAGAGGGGAGGGGCTCCCGCCTTCGCTACACGGCCCCAATGGTGGACATCTTGCATCCCTCTTTCATCCTTTCCCGAATGAACTTCTCCCAGAGAGGGATTGCCTGCCAGAGGAGCGAGGTCATCATCGCTCAGGCTATCCGTGAGCACCTGGGCGTGGAACAGGGAGAGGAGGTGAAGTCATGCACCCAATGATTCCGGCACTGACTGGGTGGCTGTGTGGAGAGGTGGCCATCAACGCCCGCGAGGTCATGAAGATCGTGAAGGTGGAACCCGACTCCATTCCTTGTGGCTTCACTATCACCTTCGCCTCAGGGCTCCAGCTTCATGTCCTGGTGGAGGAGTCAGCGGAGGACGAGAGAGGAGGTTCTGAATGAGCACATTCTCCCGACCAGGCGCCCGCGTTCATGCCCAGAGGGACTCCTGCGTGGCGAAGACGCAGAAAGGGAATGCTTACTCCTACCAGGAGCACGCCGAGAACTACGCGAGGCGCCTTCGCAAGAGAGGAGCCCTGGTAGAGGTGTACTCTTGCCCCTACTGCGGTCTCTACCATGTGGGAGGGAAGAAGAAGAAATCTAACAGAAGGCACCGCAAGCAGAGGAAGGAAGAAAGGGAGGCAAACTATGAGCACGCGAGGGACGTTGCGAAGGATCTCGGAGCTGAAGTGTCTGTGCAAGACTTTCGAGGACCCGAAGTGTCCCAAGTGCAGCAGGAGGAGGAACAGAAGAGCGAAGGGCTGCGTGCGGAGGAAGCACTGGCAGGTGAAGCGGAGTAGCGGGCCGGAGCCAACGCCTCCTACCTCCAGGGTCTACTTCGGAGGCCAGAATGAGCAGCGTCCGGATGCCATTCGGGAAGCATCAGGGGAAGCTCCTTAGTGAGGTCCCTTTAGGCTACCTGGACTGGCTTCTAAGGATCGAGCTGAAACCATTCCTCCGTGAGGCTGTAGAGGAGGAGAAGCGGCTGCGGGAGGAGGAAGGTAGAGAATGGGAAGAAGATCCTTTCTCCTCGCCTCCCTCTTCCCCTACCTCCCCTGGGATGGACGTTACCGCGGATGTAAAGGACCTCGTGAAGAAGTGGTTTTCCGAGATGGCCCTAAGATATCACCCAGACCGCGGGGGAAGTGACGCAGCCATGCAGGCCATCAACCACGCCCACCAGCGTCTGAAAGACATCTTGGGTCTCTGAAAAGGTAGAAGGGAAGGAGCGTACATGGAAGAGAGGGTACTGGCGAGCTTGCGGCAACGCCTGTGGTGGCTGGAGGGCTTTGCGAGGTGCATGACCCACCCCGCCCTCCTGGAGTACGTGAGCGACTTCAAGAAGTTCCTCCTGAGGGAGGCCATCACCTCCCCTCACCGGGAAGAGGAAGAGGTGGCAGCGGAGAAGGACCGTAAGGATGCGTCTGAGCGCAGCGAGGACCACAAGAAGGGAGAGGGGTATGAGCCAGGAAATGGGGAACGTGGAGAGGAAGCTGCGGGAGAAGGCCGGGGAGCTTCCTCCTTCCCCTACGACTCGAAGGGGCGGCCCACCCCTCTGGAAGGGTCCTGAGAAGGATGGGGTCACCTTCTCTCTGCTTTCCCGCTTCCTAGCTGATAGGGAGAGGTTCCGTCTCTACGCCCTGGAAGGTCTCTCCCCTCCTGAAGGGTTCAACCACAGGACGCAGTATGGCTCCATGTGGCACGTCTGCGAGGAAGCACATGCTGTAGGGCCTGCTATGGGGGAGACCTGGCAGGATGCCCTCAAGCAATATTGCCGCTGTCTCTCTTCCAAATTCTTTGGTGCCCAGGAGCAAATCACACACTGGTACAGAGTGTGCAAGGTGCAGTTCCCTATCTACCTGGACTTCTGGAGGCAGCATCCCGATGTCCTCTCTCGCACCCCCCTCCTCCAGGAGTATCCCTTCAGTGTGGACTACGTCTTGCCCTCTGGGAGGAAGGTCACGCTGAAGGGAAGGTGGGACAGTGTGGATATCATCGAGGAGTGCAACTCAAGGGTCGTCTACCTCCAGGAGAACAAGACGAAGGGGGAGGTGGACGTGGAGAAGATCAAGGTACAACTGGGCTGGGACCTCCAAACCATGATTTACCTGGTGGCCCTCAACGACCTTCAAGACCTTACAGGAGGCCCCCCTCTGGGTGGGGTTAGATACAACGTCGTCCGCCGCCCTCTCAGTGGTGGCAAGGGAAGCATCGTGAGGCACAAGGCAAGGGGGCAGACTCCTGAAGAGACCGAAGATCATTACTACGATGTCCGTTTGCGTGACATCATCAGCGAGGACCCCTCTTCCTTTTTCTGGCGAGGGAAGGTAGAAGTGTCCTCCTCGGACCTCGCCCGCTTCCAGAAGGAGACTCTAGATCCACTGCTGGAGGACCTCTGCGAGTGGTACTACTTCGCAGCGAAGTGCAGGGAGCGTCCCTTCGACAACCCCAGACACTGGCGGACGCCATACGGCGTCTACCAACCCCTCATGGAAGGTGGCAGCACGGAGTATGACGAGTTCCTGCGCACAGGCTCCACCGCCGGCCTCGTTAGTTGCGAGACCGTCTTCCCCGAGCTGGAGGGAGGTGATTGATGAGCCGGCAGATTACATGGCAAGAGAAGATGATTTCAGAGGGGAAGTGCTGCACCTGCGGCCAACCCAGGAATCACTGCAGTCGTCACTGTGATGGGTGCGCTCGGAAGCGAAGGGATCGTTCGAGGGAGAAGAACCGCAGGAAGCCCGACTTCGTGAAACACCTCAACTCCGCGAGGCCACGCAAGGACGGCACCAAACTGGAGGAGTAAAGGATGCAATGCCAGACCCCTGATTGCGTGCGGGAAGCAAGGGAAGGAAGGCTCCTCTGCCAGGAGTGCCTCGATGCCAATGTGAAGAAGGCTGAGAAGGACCTCATCGACGCCTGGAACAAGATAGTAGGTTACTCCAGGAAGTCGCTGCACTTCCGCACCTTCCTGGTCTCTGGGGCCGGTATCGCCCTCAAGGACCTGAACTACCTCTAAAGGAGAAGAAGATGCCAAAGGTGAGCGAGCAGAAGCCCCCCATCCCCCAGGTTGCTCCCCATGTAACCCAGACGGGGAACAGCCTCTTCGATGCGGCTGTGCCTCTTGCTAACCTGCCGCGGGTGGGGTTAAAGTTTCTGATCTTCGGGCAGTCTGGCACTGGGAAGACCACCCTGGCCTGTACGTTCCCGAAGCCCCTTCTTCTCATCCGCCCCGAGGAGGTGGAAGACGGGAGCATGAGCGTGCGTGATGTCTCTGGAGTTTACGCTTCTCCCTACATCAGGGACCCCGATCAGATCAGCGAGGTCTGCGCAGGTCAGAAAGCCACCAGGAGGTTCCGAACCATCGTCCTGGACGGCTTGACCAATTTGCAAGATTTGGTGGTCAAGAAGCACTTAGGGCTTCAGGACACCCCCGTGCAGTACACCTGGGGCATGGCGCGTGAGCCGGACTGGAACCGCATCGGCATCATGCTCAAGGACTTTTGCAGGGACCTCTTCCGGCTCGCAGACCTCGGCACTAACGTGGTCCTGGTTGGTGGAGAGAGGGACCTGGGAAAGCCATCTGGTGACCGCGCAGACCCCGAGGTGACAGTCCCCAGGATCACGGTAGGTCTCATCCCAGGGTGCGTTGACTGGATTCACAGGGTGAATGACTTCAACGTCCACACATGGAAGAGAAAGAAGATCATCCAGCGCCCTCTTGATGTGGGACCTGACGTGGAGCCAGTCATGGAGACCGTGGAGACGGGGGAGACGGAGTTCTGCTTGCACATGAGCAACGACCACTCTCCTTACGCCACCAAGTTCCGCGCCCCCCGCGGCATCAGGCTCCCCCATGTGATGGTTGACCCCTCTTATGAAAAGCTGTGGGCGCTCATTGCGGGGGAGACAGGCTAGAAAAATTTCTCTTTTCCCCTTGCCGTGGGAGAGGAGAGAGTATATAACTACTCATGCCCCCTGTGGGCAGTGTAGAACTGAGAACACGGCAATTCAGGAGTCCACCCATGACACAAGAGCAGCGTCCTTCCAACCTCCTTTCCCGCCTCGGTGCCAAGGCCGAGCAGGTCCACAACGAGGTGCGTGGCAACGCCACCACCTACGGGTTTGTGAACCTTCCCCCGGGGATCAGCGGGGGAGTGGCAGAGTTGAAGGAGTGCAAGATCAGGGAGCACGAGAGCGGCGACCTGAAGGGCGAGCTGTACGCCTACTTCGTCGGCATCGCGCTCACCCCCGATTTCCACAGGGGAGTGAAGGTGAGGGGGCAGAGGGTCACCCTCATGGTCTCCTTGTGCGACACCCCGAAGCGCAAGATCAAGGACCCCACCGCCCCCAGCGGCGAGCGGCCGAGGATGTTCCGCGACAACTACGCGGATTTTTTGAACGAGTTACGCCGCTTCGGGAAGGAGACCAAGGGACTCGCCTTCGGCCAGATCGAGGCGGTGTGTTTCGCCCTGGAGAAGGCCCACCCCTGCTTCCACTTCAGCACCAAGGGGTGGACCCCGAAAGCCACCGCACAGAACCCGTCTCCCAGCGAGATGGTCTTCACGCAGTTTGACGGGAAGTGCGAGAGGCCGGTCATCGCCGCGGACCCGGGCTCCCATACCCGCGACCGCTCCAGCGAAGGTCCCTCCTCGGGTGGGATGATGCAGCAGCCGCCACCTGCACCTCCACCCCCAGTGGCGCCCCCCACGCAGGTGCAGGGTAACGGCGAGGTGCCCCCCAACCCCCCGCAGGCGCCACCCGCTGCGGACGGCTTCTACGAGTTCCAGGAGCCCCCTCAGGGAGAGGATCTCGATGAGCTGGCCAGGAAGGCGAGGGAGAAGAACGAGACGGCGCAGAAGGACCTGGAAAGGGTGGCGCTGGCAGCCGGTGTCACCCAGGAGGAGTTCGACAGGGCGCCTACCTGGAGCCAGTGTGTGAGCATGATCCGGCTGCGCAGGGAGGAGAAGAGGATGGCCGCGGAGAGCGAGTCCCAGGAAGGGGAAGACTCCTTCGAACCCCAGCTCACCTACACCTACCTCTACAGGAGTCCGGACCCCCAGACAGGCAAGGCGAGCAAGAAGGCCACGCAGCACACTGTCACCGACATCGATGCACGGGCGAAGACCGTCACCCTCAAGAGCCTGGATGGCAAGGAGACCATTCACTCAGGAGTCTCCTGGGAAGACCTGGAGACGGTCTCCGCGTAAGCCTCAGGGGGAGGGAGGATTTCATGCGTTTGCCTCTCTCTCTCTTCGGTGACCCCTTGCCGGCGGGGGTGAGAAAAGCCGGCAACATTCAGGAGTCCCCTAAGGGTGAGAGGCTTTCTTCCATTCACTCTCACCCCCTTTGCTCTCCTCGCCGGCAGGAGGGGGAAAGCCGGCAACGCCCCCGATCCCAACAGGGTGTGGCGCCCGCGTCATCAAAGTGCGGGCAAGGTTCCCATAGTGCCTTTCTCCCCACGCTCTCATGGCGGGTCAGCAGGTTCGAGTCCTGCCGGGGGTATTACCCGCACCCGGGTCTCCCCTCAAGAGGGCCGGGAAGGCATCAACCTGATACCATCACAGGGCGGGGAAAGGTGGTTCTGCTGGCTGGGTGCCTCGCCTCGGAGTGATGCCTGGGAGTGAGGCACCCAGCTAGTGCTCCCGTAGCCAAGGGGATAAGGCATCACTTTCCTAAAGTGAGAACCGCAGGTTCGATTCCTGCCGGGAGTAATGAGGTGGCCGACTGCCCGAGTGGAGTACATCGCTAGAATGACCTCTGCTCAACAACTTCGTCGGCCCCTCTTTGTCTCAGGGAAGGTGCAGGCACGGGATACTTCGGCTTCAAGATGCCCGTCCCGCTAATTTCTCTCCGAGACTTATGGCGCCCTCAGGGCCTCCCACACGCTTGGGGTCTACCTCGTCCCGCGCGGAGGTACAAGGGCGCCACCCGGGGCGGAAGCTCAATGGTCGAGCAGGAGTCTCATAAACTCTTGGAAGTGGGTTCAATTCCCACCCACCCCACTGGTGCCCTCAGGGCCTCCACGTCGCGGTCTCACTCTGGAGGTACAAGGGCACCATCTGGACCCGTAGTTCAAGCGGATAGAACCTCGCTCTTCTAAGGCGATGATGTGGGTTCGAGTCCCTCCGGGTCTACTAACTAAGGAGAAGGAAGCTATGATATCACTGGATACGGAAACCACGGGGATGGATCACTTCCACGGTGCCCTCCCGTATTTCATCACCGCTGCCTTTCCAGGAGCGCAGCAGGTCTACTGGGAGTGGGACGTAGATCCCCTCACCAGGCGTCCGAGGGTGCAGAGAGGTGAGCTGCTGGCCATCCAGCGCCTCATCATGGAGGCTGGGCGCCCGCTCTCCGAGGGTGGGGGAATTGTCCTCCAGAATGCGAAGTACGATATCCACGCCCTCACGCACCTCTTCCACTCCGAGGGCCTGGAGCTGGTGTGGCCCTGGGAAGCCACCCATGACACGCTCATCATGAGCCACGTCCTGGCCTCCAATCAGCCCCACGACCTCACCTCTCTCGCTTCCCAGTACCTCCGCGAGGACATCGGCCCCCTGGAGAAGGCCCTGGAGCGCGTGGTGAAGGAAGCGAGGAGAAGGGTTAGAGGGGCCCACCCAGACTGGCGGATCGCAAAGGCTGGCGAGAGCGACATGCCCTCTGTCAAGGAGGCAACCTGGAAGATTGATGGGTGGCTGCCGATGGCCTACCTGCGTGCAGAGCCTGACGCACCCGAGGAGTATGCCGCTGTTTTGCGAGAGTACGCCAACGCGGACAGTGCCATCACCTACATCCTCTTCCCTGTACTGAAGAAGAAGCTGAAGGAGCGGGACCTCTGGGAAATCTACCTGGAGGCCCTCAGGCTCCCGAGGGTGCTGTGGGAGATGGAGACCCACGGAGTGACCGTCTGCGGTGGGGCCCTGGATGCCCTCAGGGAAGAGTTTCAGTCTGAGAGCGAGCGGGCTGCCCAGGTGTGTGTGAGCATCGCCAGGAACATGGGCTATGATCTCCACTTGCCTCGCTCAGGGAATAATGGGTCACTCCTGAACTTTTGCTTTAACCACCGCGAGGAAGTAGATGTCCCCGAGGGAGTGGAGGTCCCCTATCAGGAGAGGTTCCGGATGGTGTATGCACCTCTGGCACTTCCTCCTCTGGTCTACACCGAGAAGGGTGCCCCCAGCCTCAACAAGCAGGCCCTGGATGGTTACCTTCTTACTCTTCCCCCGGGAAGCAGACAGCACACCTTCATCCAGAACCTTCAGGAGAAGAGGCAGCGGGATACTGCCATCAGCTACCTGGAAAGCTACAGGAGGTTCTTGCTCCCTTGTGAGGAAGAGGGGTACTACCTCCTCCACCCCTCCGTGAACCAGACAGGCACGGACACCCTCCGCTTCAGTTGCAGCAACCCCAACGGCCAGAACGTGGCCAAGGGTGGCTTCAACCTCAGGAGGGCCTTCGGTCCTGCCCCTGGGCGTATCTGGGTGGCATGGGACTACATCAACCTGGAGCTGGTCATCCCCGCCTACGAGGCCGGGGAGACGGACATGATCCGTCTCTTCGAGCACCCGGAGGAGGCGCCCTATTACGGGAGCTATCACCTCCTGGTCTTCGATACCCTCTACCCCGATCTTTTCCGGAAGTACGGTGTAGGGGTGAAGGACGAAAAGCGAGAAGGCTGCTCCGAGATGTACAGGTGGACGAAGAACGGCAACTTCGCCGTTCAGTATGGTGCCCAGGAGAGCAGCGGTACTGCTGATAGGGCCTACCACTACGAGGGTGCCCAAAGGCGCATCCAGGACCGCTTCAGCAAGATCGCCAGGCACTCCCGCAAACTCATCGCCTTCGCAGAGCGGCATGGCTACGTGGAGACGGTCCCTGATCGCACTGTGAACTCCAGGAGGGGCTATCCCCTCCTCTGCACCAGAACGGAGAGCGGGCGCATCCTCCCCACTGTGCCGCTTTCTTACCGCACCCAGGGCACAGCGATGCAGGCCGCCAGGAAGGCCCTCTGGAGGACGTGGGAGTACCTCCAGACCCTGAACAGGGAAGATCCCCGTGGGCACTACCTCGTGTTGCAAGTGCATGATGAAGAGGTGGCCGACTTCCCCCTGGAGGCTCCTGGGGAGACCATGAGGAAGGCCGCCATCATCCAGAAGATCATGGAGAAGAGCGGAGAGGACATTGGGATTCCTCTGCGCTGCTCTGTCACCTACCACCCGGTATCCTGGGGTGAGGGCTGCAAGAAGCCACCTGAGGTTCAGACCCCACACCGCTACCAGCCACACCAGGCCCTCTTCGCCACAGGGACCTAAAAGATAAAGGAGGTGCGAGATGCACCCCGGCAAGCACATGAACGCCAGCAAGATCACCCAATCGAAGGTGCCCGCCTTCCCTGATAACTTCTCCGGGAAGCCTGAACCCACAGAGGAGATGCGAGCCTTCTTCGGGATGCCTGTACCACGGGTTTCCTCTCTTCAGGAGGAGGAAGCCTCTCCCGCGGTGGTTGTGGAGAAGGTGGAAGACACCCTGGCCGAGAAGCTTATGAGGGGGGCGGAGCTGCTCCTCCACCCCAGAGGGGTTGTTGTGCAGGCAGTGGAGTCTGATCCTGCCGAGTGGGCGAGGTATGACATCGCCATCCGTTTCTACAAGCTTCCTCCTGTGGAGCGGTTCAGGGCCATCGTGGAGGAGTGGGACATGGACGAGGTGAAGAATGCCATCTTCCACTGATCTCGGCTGGGACTCCGGGAAGCTGCTCTTTTTGAGCCAGCGCTATGAGTGCTCTTGCGAGGGGAGAGTTGTCCGCAAGGCCATCGTGCGTTGGGGGAGCAACGTCTTCATGGTGGAGGTGACCTGGCCCTATACGGCAGCCACGCGCGAGGGTGATGATGAAGACGCTGACAGCCCTTCGTGTGACTGCTATGTGTTCAACCACGAGCACAGGGACTGGGATTGCATCATACGAGATGTCGGGCTGGCCCACGAGAGCAGTTACTGTCCCTCTCTCGGGAGGGATCACGAGGGGGAAGTGATCGAAACCATGCAGCGCATCGCCAAGGAGATGATACAGTTGGCAGTAAGGATTTTGGAGGGTGAATGATGTCTGAAGAGAAGAAAGAGAAGCCCCCCGAGAAGTTCTGGCTGGTGGTCTATGGATCTCTCATCTGGCACCGGGAAAAGGCTGCCTTCATTCCGATAGCCTCGATCTTTGGTTCGCCAGGGAAAGAGACCTCTACCCCCATCGCTGTCATGCGGGAGTATGCCTACATGGAAGGGGAGGAGGCTGAGGCCCAGGCGAAGGAGTTACGGGCCCTCGGGGTGAGCGCAAGGACTCAGAGCTATAAGCTGCATGGTGAGGTCGGAAAGGAGGGGAAGAGTGAGTGAGGAGAATGGCGGCTTCATCCTGAACGAGGACGTGTACCTCCACGTTCCAGAAAATAGTCGCCTCCACGGGGCGCCCGCCACCATCAAGGAACTGTTCCCCTGGGGGGCAAGGGTGGCCTGCGGAGCCGCTGCTACAGGGAGCTTCCGCGCCCTCTTCTCTGAGATGCTGCACATGGAGGCCGAGCTGGAGCAGAGCATCGAGGAGGACCGAAGGGAAGAGGCGTCTCGCTCCGGCTACACGGGGGATGCTTGCGATATGTGTGGCTCCTTCAAGATGAGGCGGAATGGAACCTGCCAGGTCTGCGATGACTGTGGAACGACCTCGGGGTGCTCCTGAAAAGAGAGGAAGACGATGCTTCTGAATGACCGTGCCATCCGCGCCCTTTGCCTGGATGAGGCCATCATCAAGAGGAAGGGTCTGAAGGGGATGCCCCTCATCGAGCCCTTTTCAGAGGCTGTGAAGGAGGGAGTGATCTCCTATGGACTCACCCATGCAGGCTATGACCTGCGTTTGGGTCACCGGCTCCTCGTCTTCAGGGGAATGAAGGAGGTCATTGATCCCAAGAAGTTCGGTGACCAGGACTACAGAGATCGTATCCTGAAGGGAGTGGATGGAGAAGCTGGTAAGCCATTTCTTCTCTCCCCGTACACCTATGCCCTGGGGTTCACCCTGGAACGCCTTCATATCCCCACGGAGTTGAAGGGGCGGTGTGTAGGGAAAAGCACCCTCGCACGCAGCGGTGTCCTCCTCAACACAACCCCTCTGGAGCCTGGGTGGCATGGTCACCTTACCCTGGAAATCTCCAACGTCACTCCCTGTCCAGCCATCCTCTACCCAGGGGAGGGGATCGCCCAGTTGGAGCTGGAGACCCTCCTGGAGCCTCCAGAGATGTGCTACGGCGGCAAGGGAGGCAAGTACCAGGGACAGGGTCCTGAGCCTACACCAGCGAGGGTTTCCTGATGCTGCTTTCTGAGGTTCGCAAGATCTCCTCTCCTTATATGCGCCTCTGTTACTGGATTGTAGAGAGGGAGCTGATCCGCTGGCGCAAGGAGGAGCAGGGGTGGGGCACGCCCTACACCGATGACAGCATCCTCACCCAGTACCGCTTCTGCAACGTGAGGCGGATGGATGACAGGGTTAGCAGGTGGCTTTACGACAACTGGTATACCCCGCATTTCGGCCACAAGAACATGCTCCCTGCTTGCGCCCTGGCCAGGATGTTCAATCTCCCCTTCACCCTGGGTGCTTTCACTCCCTCGGTTTTCGGGAGAGCTGGTGCTCCCGTGGATCTGTGGGCGATCCACCACATCGTTCATGGCCTCAAGAAGGCGGGGCACAGGACCTTCAATGCGGCCTATATCGTCCCCCCTGATAGGGAGGTGAAGGACAAGATCGACGCTGTCCTGGACCTCTATGTGAAGCCCCTGTGCGGCCCAGAGGCTCCCTGTGTGGTTACGAGGTCGATGGAGGCCACCTGGAACCGCCTGAGGACCTGCCGCGGCTTTGGTGGCTTCCTGGCTGGGCAAGTGGTGGCTGACTTGCGCTGGGCAGTGGCGGGGACCTGGGCAGACAGGCACCACTGGGCGCCGATGGGACCAGGCAGCAAGCGGGGTCTCAACAGGGTGAAGGGGAGGCCCTCCACGGCACCGCTCTCCCAGAAATGGTTCATTCAGGAGTTCACCCCCCTTTGCGATAAGCTGCGTGCCGACCTCCCTGGAGAGATCACCAAGAAGCTGGAGGCCCATGACATCCAGAACTGCTTGTGTGAGTTTGACAAATACGAGAGGTGCCTCTGGGGCGAGGGTACTCCCAAGCAGCTTTACCACCCTTTCAAGGAGGGCGCATGAACATCCAGATCCGCGGCGCCCAGGGATCGGGCAAGACGTGGGTGGTGCGAGAGGTCATGATTGCCCTGGGGCCCACTCAGTGGATAGCCCACAGGATCGCAGACCAGCCCCAGAGGAATGTCCTATATTACTCCCACAGAAGTATTTCTTTGGCTGTACTGGGGAGTTACGCCTACCCATACGGAGGCGGAGCAGACGCAGTAGGGGAGCCAGGAGACCTCTACCGACTGGCAGACAGCCTCTGGGAGAAGAAGGTGCTGCTCTACGAGGGCACCAACTTCACCTTCGATGCGTGGTGGACTCCGAAGATCCGCAACTCACGGGTCCTCTTCCTCACCACGCCATTGGAGGTATGCCAGCGTCAGAAGGAGATGTGGTTTGAAGAGAATGAAGATGGGGAGTCCTTTAGCAAGGCGGACGTGGAGGAATCTTTCCTAAGGACCCAGAAGTACTTGAGGAGGCTGACGAGGAGGGGAATCGCCTGCCTTCAGGTGCCCACTTCCCAGGCTATAGAGATGATAATGCGGTGGGTGACGCGGCTCTGCACTCAGAGGGTGGCGTGCAGCTCCTCGATGTGAAACTCATGGGAGAGCTTCTCCAGGAGCGCCCTTCCCTTTGCGGAGATGACATACCCCTCCACTTCCCTGCCTGAGGGATGGAGGGTGGGGCCGCAACGCACCAACCCCAGGGTGACCAGGGAGGGGTGATAGTTCTCCTCGGGGGATGTCCTCGCCCGCCTGCAAAGAGAGCCCAGGCAGTCCGGCATGGCTGTGCCGCCCACGTGCGCTCCCAGGACGATCTCCTTCCTGGTTTTGGGCTCTACCTGGGTGGAGAGGTAAAGGAGGATTCGGAGCTGCGGGATACGTATAGGCCCACCCTTGCAGCGGTTTTCTTTTCCGTTCGCTTCGCTCATGGCTTTCTCTCCATTTGGTCTTGATTTCCTTGCCCAGAGTATATAATAGGCGAAGAGCCTTCGGGAGGGTAGGGCCATAAGGGTTTTTCTCATTTGGGGGTCACTCGCCCTCTTCCTGATAGGGTGCTTCTTCGTCCTGGAGCCATTCCTGGTGCGGTGGGAGATAGAGAGGCTCTACTGGCAGCAGGAGGACGCCGCCAGTAGAGCAAACAGGGACGGCTACAAACCTACACGCCTCTATGACGAGGATGGAGCAGATATCACCCCGCGGAGGAGAGGCCCATGAGTGAGAGCAAGAACATCTCTGACTGGGACAGGCAGGTGGATGGCACCCACTACAGAGACGTGGAGGGGGAGCAGCTCTGGGACCGCATCTGGCGGCTCTGTGGCCCGGACGCCGCATACGCTTTTTTCACTGGTAACATTGTTCGCTACCTCGAACGCTACCGGAAAAAGGACGGCCTCAAGGATCTCTACAAAGCACGACACTATCTGAACAAGCTCATCTCACTGGAAGAACAGAACCTCGCTGCTACCAGGATGCACTACTGCGACATGAAGGATGAACTTCAGCGGCGGTGTTTGTGTGGCAACGAGGCAGGCCCCAGCACGTCCATCCTGGACTCGGTGACGTGCAGTGCCTGCCTGTCCCTGATGAGGGTAGGTGGGAGGGCAAAGGCCCCCGCCCCCTCAACAGACAAACAGGAGACATGAGATGGCTTCAACGCAAGGTGTCCCCGAGGGTTTCCGGGTCTACGTCTTTCATGGCATGACCCTGGAGACCTCGGGTGAAGATCAGGGCAGGGGGGAGTGTCCCTTCTGCGAGGAGGGCAGGGAGTTCTACTGCCGCAGGGACAATGGACTCTGGAAGTGCTTTCGCTGCAAGGAAACCGGCAACCCAGGGACGTGGATGAGGCTGCTCTGGGAGCGCAGCCTGAAGGCCACCAGGGATGAGGACTATGAGCGCCTTTCCTTGGAGAGGGGACTCCTGTACCCAGAATCTCTGGTGAGATGGGGTTGTGCCAGGAGCATCATCGATGCCACCTGGATCGTACCCATGTGGAGTCTGAAGGGTCTCTTTCTCCAGGTGGCCCGCTACATCAAGGTGGCCACAGGAAAGAGGACGCTGAACTCCACGCCCAACCAGCCCACCGGCCTCTATGGTCCCTGGGGTTCAGGCTCCTTTTCCCCCGGGGAAAGTGGGATTGTGTACTGCGAGGGGCCCTGGGATGGGATGGCCCTGGAAGAAGTGATGATGCGCTGCAAGAGGGGGGAGCATGGCCTGGAGCCCACCAACAGGGAGGAGGACAGCCTCCTGAAGACCATCGCCGTCTGTGCAGTCCCTGCTGCTGGAACCTTCCAGGATAGCTGGACTACCCTCGCAGACGATAAGGACGCCTCCATCTTCTTCGACTCGGACCACCCAAAGGAGGATGGGAAGGAAGGCGGCCTGGCCGGCTGGAAGGGGACGCAGAGGACCGCTCGCATCCTCACTGAGAAGGGGCGCCCGAGGAGCGTCTTCTACCTCCATTGGGGACCTGAGGGCTACGACCCTTCTTTGCCTTCTGGTTATGACGTGAGGGATGCCCTGAAGGAAGGGGAGGACCTCCGCCAGCGTGCAAACCTCCTCCACGCCCTCATGGGGAGGGTCCTTCCCATCCCCGCGGAGTGGAGTGCAAAGGGGGTGGCAGGAGGAGGAGCGGGAGAAAGCTCCCTCACTCCTGAAGTCTGCGAGAGCTGGGATGCTCTCATCGAGGACTGGAAGCAGGCGATGGTGTGGAGCGAAGGCTTGGATAGGGTCTTCTCCATCATGATGTCTTCCTGCCTCTCCGTGAGCGCCATCCCGGACGAGCAGCTCTGGGTGCGGGTAATCTCTCCAGCCAGCTCGGGGAAGACCACCCTTTGCGAGGCCCTTGCAGTGGCGAAGGATTGGGTCTACTCGGTCTCCACTTTCAGAGGCTTCCATAGCGGATACAAAACCGACAGGGAAGGGAAAGAAGATCACTCCCTCCTTCCCAAGATCATCGGCAAGACCCTGGTCACCAAGGATGGTGATGCTGTCTTGACCATCCCTAACCTCTCCCAGCTCATGGGAGAGGGACGCGACATCTACGATGGGGTGGCCAGGGTTGATTACCGCCACGGGGTGAGGAAGGAGAGTGATTACATCCCCATGACCTGGCTCATCTGCGGCACGGAGTCCCTGAGGAACATGGACACCTCGGAGCTGGGAGAGCGCTTCATCGACACCCGCATCATGACTGGTATTGATGAGAAGCTGGAGCGCTTTACTGCCCTGCAAGCGGCCGACAACGTCTTCACCTCCATGCGGTTGAAATCCAATTGCCAACCAGAGAGCCGCCACCGTCCTGAGGTGGTGAAGGCGAAGAGGAGGACTGCCGGCTACGTCGATTACCTGCGAAGGAACGCCCACGCCCTCCTGAACAGTGTGCAGATGGGAGCAGGAGAGAGGGAGCAGGTGGTGGACTGCGCCACTTTCATTGCCTACTTGCGGGCTCGCCCCTCAGGGAGACAGGGAGAGATCCACGCTAGGGAGGTGTGCATTCGCCTCGCCAAGCAGCTCATGCGCCTCGCCGTCTGCCTTGCATGCGTGATGGGGAAAGACCATGTCGATGACGAGGTGATGAGAAGGGTGCGCTGGACCGCCCTGGACACCGTGCAGGGAAAGACCCTGAAGCTGGTGCGGAACATCTGGGAGGGAGAAAGGGAGGGTGGTCTCACCTACCCCGAGGTGTGTCAGCGCACTCCTGGCATCGGGATGAAGAGCGAGGTCAGGAAGCTCATGAACTTCCTCCTTGGCATCCGGGCCATCCATGCGAGGAGGGGGGAAGAGGAGTACGGTGTCCGCGGTGAGGTGAAGTACGAACTCACACCCACCCTGAAGAGGGTGTACGAAGTGGTTACCCAGGGCCAGGAGCACCGCATCGAGGAGTAGGGATGAAGACCTGGTGGGAATCGCGCTGGGATGAGCCCCCCTCCCCCATCGAGAGGGAGGCAGGGAGGGCCCACAACCTCATCACCGTCTACGAGGCCAACCACTTGATGGTGATGGTGGCCATGCGGTGGCGGGATAAAGGGCCTTGCATGTACTCCGCCGGCTTCTGGGACCAGGGAGTGTGGAAGGGTGTCCTCTCGGAGTGCGGCTACCCTAACTTCCCTGAGAACCTGGGTGCCTTCCTGGAAGATGTAGCCAGGCTATGCACCCGTTTGAAGGATGGCTAGGAAGGAGAGCTTGAAAAGGAGGATCCTTCTCGGGATACTGCCAGGCATGAAATCAACGCAGATATCTCTGGAGGAATGGAAGAAGATCGTGGGCCCGCTAAGGAGAAAGATAAAGAGGATCAAGATGCTCAATCGCGAGGCATGGCTCACGAAGATGGCGAAGCTGTGTGAGCCCCTCTTTGAAGGCTTCCGCATAGGAGGCTATCGGGTCTCCTGTGGCTTCCCCAGCAGGGGTGGCCTGAGTGGGAGCAGGATGGGAGAGTGTCACTCCTACCTGGCCAGCGTGGAGGGGGTGTGCGAGATCTTCATTTCCCCCACCCTGGATGATCCCGTGGAGGTGGCTGGTGTCCTGGTACACGAGATGGCTCATGTGGTGGCAGGGAACAGAGCAGGTCACGGGCCCCACTTTGCCAGGGTAGCTCGCCATGCTGGCCTTACGTGCGGGAGTCCTCAGTATGCTTCCCCTGGGAGAAGGCTCCTGGACGCCCTGAAGAAGAAGGTAGAGAAGTTGGGGCCCTACCCACACGGGAGGCTCCTGAAAAGGGAGCAGGCAGGAAGGAGTGCATTTTGCCGAAGAGCACAGTCCTGAAGTGGCATGGCGGCAAGGCGTACCTGGCCAGGGACATTGTGTCCCTCATGTGCCCCCACATGCAGTACGTCGAGCCCTACTTTGGAGGTGGCTCCGTCCTCTTTGCCAGGGACCCCGAGGATGAGAGTCTCTGGCTTCCCCCTCACAAAGGAGTAAGCGAGGTGGTGAATGATCTCTTGGGGGCACTCATGAACTTCTGGAGGGTGCTCCAGGGAGAGGACACTTTCTATCTGTTTCACCATTACATCGATGTTACACCCTTCTCTGGTCTGACTTTTCAGCAAGCAGCCGACAAGGTCACGGAGTGGCCCTGGCCTCTTGGTGATATTGGCGAGGCGCTTCGCTTCTTCATCCTGAACCGGATGTCCCTGGCTGGGAGAGGGAAGGGCTTCACCGGCATCACGCAGACCAGGCTGCGGGGGAGGATGAACAACGAGGTCAGCGCCTGGCTTTCCTGCGTGGAGGGCCTGCCTGCCTTCCATGCTCGCCTAAAGAGGGTACTCATCCTCCCATCCAGCAAGGCCCTGGACGTGATCGAGAAGTTTGATCGGCCGGGCACTCTCTTCTACCTGGACCCTCCCTACCTCCATGAGACGCGGGCCACCACGGGGGAGTATGGCTCTTACGAGATGACTGAAGAGGACCATGTGGCGCTACTGGAACGTCTTGCCAGGCTCAAGGGTAGGTTCCTCCTCTCCGGCTACCGGAGCACCCTTTACGACCGCTTCGCCTGCTCCTGGAGCTGGGGGAGAAGGGACTTCGACCTCCCCAACCAGGCCGCGGGAGGAAAGGAGAAGCGGCGGATGGTAGAATGCGTGTGGGCCAACTACCCGCTGGGAGAGGGGAGTGCATGAGAGAGCAGAACCCAGAACCTGTTGAGAGGGCCATCGTGGAGGTGAGGCGAGCCAGAGTGGCCTGTCTCTCCCTGAAGGGCTTTACCCCCACCCAGATCGCCAGGATGCTCCTGGAGGAGAACGACCCCGCTTCAGGTACTGCCTTCGCCTCCCTCAACTCCGCGAAGGTGACAGTCCTGGAGGACCTGAAGCACCTGAAGAGGAGATGGAAGGAGAGCGCCCTGAGGGACTACGACGCCCTTAAGGGGGAGCAGCTTCAGAAGCTCTACCTTCTGGAAAGGGAGCTATGGGCGGCCTGGGAGCGCAGCAAGGAGGATGGCGAGGAGGTTACCACCGCAGTGAAGGAGCTGCGGATGCGTCCAAGAAGAAAGGCCCCCACTCCTGAAGGGGCGCCTCCTGCTGGGAGTAACGGAGATGGCCACGCAGATCCTCATGCTTCGGGTGGGCACCCTGCTGGAGAGCACGCAGGCGGCCTCTCACCTGATAGTGGGGAAGAGCCCCGACTGGTAACAGATTCCCAGGTAACCACCACGAGAGTACAAGGCAGAGATGGCAGCCCCGCCTACACCTCCCAGCTCCTGAACGTCATCGCGGAGGAGAACGAGCTGCTGGGTATCGTGGCGAAACCAGGCGAGCAGAGTACCTCTCCTCAGGTGACGCAGTTTCGTCTGCACTCTCCAGAGACTCCTGAACCACCACCTTCCATACCTTTCCCCCGGGAAGAGGAGAAAAAAGCATGAGCGGCAGAGGCAACACTCCCAACAATCCCGATGCCCCTAGCACCCCCAACGTCCCTACACCTCAGGAGAAGGAAGTGCGGAAGAAGTATCGTCACGCCCTGCTCTACATTAGTAACCACCTGGTGAAGAAACTTCTCCCTGGGGGAGTCTCCTTCGAGAAGGCGGCAGAAGGCTTCCCTCTCCCTGGCCAGCATGATGTCCTGCGGAGGGCTCTGGGTTTCCCAGACAGCGTGAAGATCATCCGGGTCTCCCCTCACTACCGCTTCGCCAGCAACCAGCTTGCCCTGGTCCTCGCTTCAGACCTTTTCATTGAGAGCGAGGAAGCCATGCCCATGCCCGAGGTGGACGCCTTCTATGAGATGCCGGCTGGGGGAGGTAAACCTACCTTCCTGCACTTCGGTGGCCCCGCGATGAGGAAGGACTGATGGAGGAGCCCGACTACAAGAGCCAGTTACCCACCCCTAACCCCAACAGGCCGGAGCAGGAGTGGGCAGTGGGGCGCTTCCTGGGCACAGTCCCCGACCCCCCCTTCATCGGTGGGGGCCCGCCTATCCCTGTGTGCTTCTACGAGCTGGTCAACCTGCCACAAGAGGTCCTTGATGACCCCCTGGGCAGCATGGCACCTGGAGTACCCTGGGCACCCCCTCATGAGTGACTCCTGCGAGATTGTCACCCTCCTCGGCGGCCCATGTGATGGCATGAGGGTGAGAGTCCCTACCGAGTCCTGGGCCATCTCCTACCCCTACCTCTACTCCCGGGAGGAGATCAGCAGGGTGGAGGCGAAGTGGCATGAAGAGGATGAGAGCCCCCCTCTGGAAGATATACGCTGCGCCCTCTACGAGAAGCAAATGGATGGAACCTGGAGGTACAAGAGGTGATGGCCGGCTACCTGGTAGTGGCGAAGGTCCCTGGGAAGATCCTCTCCAAGAGGGAGTTCTTGGTGAAGGATGTGGGCCATAACGCCGAGAAGCTGGCCAGGGCCCATAAAAGGCATATCAAGGAGATCTTCCCCAGGGCCGAGGTGACCATGACTCCCCTTCTTAATGAGGAGGTGCAACATGATGGCACCGAAGCCTGAGGAACCCATCCTGGCCAGGATGCCGGACTCCGTTGAGCGCTATACATTTCCCTTCGAGATCCAGGGCTCCGCACGCTGGTTCGTCCTTGCCGACATGCACATTCCCTTTCACGAGAAGCCGATCATCGACCTCGGCATCAAGCTCGCCAGGAAGGAAGACGTTGTTGGTGTTCTCCTGAATGGCGATCAGATGGATTTCCACGTCCTCTCGAAGTTCGATAAGACGCCGGATGACCCGAGGTACAAGGAGGAAGTACATAAAGGGAGGGAGATGCTCGCTTACCTCCGGCTCAAGTTCCCAAGGGCAAGGATCATCTGGAAGGACGGGAACCACGAGGAGAGGCTGCACCGATTCCTGTGCAGGAAGGCTCCGGAACTCTATGGTCTCGATGTGCTCTCCATCCCCAGCCTCTTCATGTTCGCTGATTATGGGATAGAATACGTAACAGATAGGAGGGTGATACAGCTAGGGGACCTGAGCGTCATACACGGGCACGAATACCCAGGCACCCGCTGTCCTGTAAACCCAGCGAGGGCCATCTACCTGAAGGCGAAGGGGAGTGTGCTGTGCGGTCATTGGCACCAGATCAGTGCCCACCACGCGCAGACCATCTCCGGCAAGCCACAAACCGCCTGGAGCACGGGCTGTGCATGCGGGCTCAAACCTCCCTTCGCTACCCTCAACGATTGGGAGCACGGGTTTGCGTTCGTTGAGATCTTTCAGGACGGTGGCTTCAAGGTTCGGAACCTCCAGGTCATCGACGGGAAGGCGGTGTGAGCGTGGTAGACGGAGAGATCGCGTCCAACCTCGCGGCGGCCGGTTGCGGCATCGAGGTCACCCACGAGTACGCAGCGAGCACCTGGCAGCGTACAGAGGGGGATAACTGGAGGTTCGGGGTGATGATACGCGGGGTGATAAGAAGGTCCTTCGCCCAGGTCTACTACGATGAAGACCTGATGGGCCCAGACGGCGGCTGGGTATGGCTCCTCCTCCCCCACAAGGAGGATGATCGCTACCTCTTCCCCGCGCGAGGCAGGGCCATCAGCCTCCAGGACGCGGTCTGGGCTGCCGAGGAAGCACTGGGACTCCTGAAGGAGGAGAGGAAGTGAAAACCAGGGCAGAACCTACGGGTGGAAGATGCCTCGTCTGCAAGGGGGAGGGGACGTGTAAGGTATCCTCCATCAGAGGCAAACCTCGCCCCCCAGTGCTGTGCAGGGCCTGCAATGGAACAGGCTACCGGCGGCCCTCTGGGAGCTTCCGGTAGCCTGTAAGAAGAGAGGAGGCCACTTCTACCGCCTCTTCTCGAAGACCTCCCTGGATTGCAGC